GAATAATTTCTCGTGTGAAACTATCTTTGCCTAGTTCTTCAACGTCTGCATTAAGTCTATCACTGGAACCAAAATATTCTTTCCAATCACTTTCTTTAGTACCACGTCTTTTATTCTTTTTTCCTTTCAGTGGCGGTTTAGTAGTTTTAAACTTTGCTAGTTTTTTACCTACATACAACATACCACTGACTGTATTTGTTATTACATAAACAAATGCTTCGCATCCTTCCGGCAACTTTTCTACTACATTACCTTCATATGTCCATTCATATGTTACATTATTTTTTTCCACTTACTGCTCTTATTTTTTGTAGAATATCAGCACCAACATTTCGCATGATTTCTATACTATTGAAATCTGATTCATAAACCCATATTGTATCAGTTTCATCGTCACCCAGATCAATATCGATCTGGCTAACGTCAGTTGCATTGCCTGTTGTTGCAGGTTCTTTATCAATGCCAATCTTTTTTTTATTTGTCAATTATTTCCATCTCTGTGTTAAATGTAGTGAATCCGTTCTCTTTTGTAACTTGTAATACACTATTAACACGACCAATCAATTCATCTCTGTGGGAAATAAGTAGAATATCTTTATTGCGTTCACGCTCCATTTTCTTTAAAACGGTTAATGCACTTTCTACGCCTACACTATCCATTCCTGAATCAATCAATTCGTCAATGCACATTAAGTTGATAGCAGAATTCATACTCTCGTACACATCTCTAAATGCCCAACTTAATCCCAGAATTAAACGATTACGTTCACCCCTAGATAAATTATCAAAATCTAAATCTTGTCCTAATTGCACAATGCTTACAGACAGGTCACTCTGAAATTTAACTTCATGTGGTAATCCTAGTTGTGTGATATAATGATCTAGTCGAACATTAAGGAACTGTAGATTTTGTTCAATGATACGCTTACGAATAAACGAGTCTTTGTTTGTTAATAGTTTTAATAAAAAATCCTGATGGTCTTTGATATCGGTTAAACGATTAAGTTCATCCCAATCAACTGCTTGTAAACCAGTATCTTTTAGTGTATCAATTTGTTCTTGATAAGGATCTGAATCAGTTGTTGTACGTTCTATTGCTGCGATTGTATTAGACAACTTGTTCTGATGTTCATATGCTTCTTGTACTGTTTCATAAAATAATCTAGGAGGAACACCTAAATCACCTATGTTGTTTAGTTCATTGGTATATGTCTCAATAGTGTTTACATCTATCGCTATCTGTTCTTTATATTCTGCGACTGCTAACGTTTTTGTTTCAAGAATTTGTTCATGTTTTTCATCATGAATCTCTTGTCCACATGCATAGCATTTATGTTCCATAGACGCTTCTAAATCTTCGACTGCTTTAATCAGGCGTTTATTTTCACGCTCTACAGTGGTTGTTAATTTAGCAATATCTTTAGTGTATGTATTGAATTTATTTTTTCTTGCTGTGTATTCTTCAAACTCTATATGTGATTCTAGTTCAACTTCCACATCAATCTCATACAACGCTACTAAGTCTGTCTCAAGTTCTTTAATAGTTTGTTCATTAGTTTTATGCCATAGACGTTGCCTACGTTCTAAATCTTTGATACTTGTATTAAATCGCTCATTTGCATCTTCGACTGCACGAACACGATAATTTTCTTCTTGTATACGTTCTTTACCTGTCTTGATAAGGTCTTTAAGTAATTCAGCTTTATCAGATAGTTGAGTGATACCTAGCAGTTGTTCTATCAACTCACGCTGATCATTTGCACGCATACTCAAGAATGGTTCAGTGTATGTATTTAGGGCAATGATATGCTTAAACATTGTGTGAGTCATACCAATAACTTTTTCAATCGCAACTTGTGTTAAACGACCCTCACCTTGTCCTTCATCTGTCATATCACTATTATCTATTTCATTTACATAGAATTTAAAAACATTGGGACTGCGTCCACGTTCAATGCGATATTGGGAACCATTCTTTTCGAAATCAACTGTAACAGTCATGTGCTTATTGTTGATCTTATTGATAAGATTTGATTTTTTAATATTAAATAATGCGCTGCCAAATAGTGCATATGATATTGCGTTAATAAGAGTAGTCTTACCTACTCCATTACGAGAACCATCTCCTCCCATATCGATATTATTTCCAAGTACGAGAGTTAGTCCTGTTTCATTAATGGAAACGGCTTGTGTGACGTTTCCAACAGAAAGAAAGTTTTTAATAGTTACATTTTTAATAGTTAGCATAGTTTATATGTGTAAGTCGTTATAAATTGAAATTAAAGTTTCGTTACGAATAGAATTAGATGTTATCGCTTCAAGTTGACTAAGAACAATTGAGTCAACATTTTCCACTGATATATCACCATCCGTATCCCAGTCTTCGCCAGATACATTATCCTTCTTAGAAGGCATTAGAGATATCTCACGTAAATCATAATCATTAGCAAATGTTTCTTTAATATAATTCGCTTCTTCATATGAAATATTGATATCTAATATTATACGACAATGTGTGTTGTTTGTCAAGATACTACCAGCATCATCTAACAATTGACTCAAGTTTGCTACACGATACTTTGGTGCATCATGCCAAGTTTTGAAATCATATGTACCGTCCCAGTTTAGGAAAGTGATACCACGTTTATCATCCCATGCGTCAGAATAGTTATGTGGAAAACAGTTTCCTGGATAGATAATATTACCTTTTTCCTGACGTTTGTGAAAATGACCAGAGAATACTTTATCTGCTTTTGATAAGTCAGATGCCTTTAACCCACCGTGATCTGGCATTTTAATCATAGCATTCAGATAAAAATCAGGTAATTCAAAGTGACCGAAGATAAACTTAGACTTCAATTCCTTCAATCTCTTCCATTCATCATCAACCAACCATGGGACAAACGCAACACCATCTTCTTCAAATATTTCATCATTGATGATGTTAATGTTAGGATACTTATTTGCAAATGGAAGTGAGTTGATATCTCTTTTTTCACGATAATATAGATCATGATTTCCCATGATCATATGTACTTCGTCAAAATTATCATTCAATATCTGTAGCGCATCAACTGTGTAATTCAGAGTACCAACATTAATAGTTGCTCTGTGATGATGCCAGTCACCTAAGAAGAAACATTTTTTAATGTTTCGACTATGTGCTTCTTCTATCATCCATTTAATAAAGTTAAGACAATCATTGTTATGCATCTTAGAATTATTTTTAAGACCGAAATGTATATCTGTAAAAATTACTGCTTCATCAAAAAACTTACTCACTGTTTATTCCTTTTACTATTCTACTGTTGTGGTATCAGATGGTGTTGAATCTTCTTCTATTTCTTCTATCCCGTCAATTTCTGGTAGATATTTGGTTTTCTGTACTTCCCATTCTGCGTTGAAGATACGAGTATTACTTGGTTCAAGACCTTCTTCTTCTAACAAATCATCACGGATGTTTTGATTACGTTTTTCTAAATTCAATACACGTGTAAACGAGTTATTGATTACTGTGGTGAAGTACGCAAATGGATTTTGTGATTTAAGTTCATTAAATTGTAAACCGATCATTGTCAGTTGTAAAATTGCTTGTCCCCGCATTTCATCTACGTATGTATACCCACGCCAGTTACCACGCATAGAATATCGTTCACATAATTTCATATACATCATCGCTAATCGTTCTGTTGTGTGACCACATGTAACACTAAACTTGCCTGTTTCTAAATCACCATCCCAATGAGAACGAGCAACTTCTGTCCATTCATTGTTAATAAAAGCACGATGTTTGTATGCTGGAAAATTACAACGAGAGTGATGATCTGCTACACTTTTAGGTGTCTTCTTACGTGCTTCTAACGGAATATGATCATATCCCATAACACGAAACACTATATCGGTGGTATCAATAGAATCTACACTCACTGCAAACTCTGCTGCTTTAGGTTTAGTTTTCTTTGTTAATTCACCATTTTGCCAACGAACTACTTCGGCTTCATGTGCAATCTTTTGTAACCTAGATGCTTGTGCTTCCTTTGCAAGCAAGATAGTTTCTTCATTGATATCATCGAATGCTTCGACAATATGATCAAATAGGAAATACTGTTGGTCTTCTAACCAACAGAATGTCATTTTAGATTTATGTATTTCTTTAAGTATTTCTTTGTTCTTTAAGTAATGTGTAGAGGGATCTCTCGCCATTAGGTTTATTGCTCCATTTAATATTATTACAATTATATATCAGTTTGATCATTTTGTCAAGTTTTATTCGAATCATTAAGTACATAGTTTATCATAGGCTAAATACATGATAAGTAGGAGATTATTAAGATGCGAATATCAGATATCATAACAGAAAGTATAGCAAATCAAATCACTGTGTTTTATGGCGGACGTTTTCAGCCAATGCACTCAGGACACTTTGCGTTGTATAAAAAATTAGTTAACAAGTTTGGTGCTGATAATGTATTTATCGCGACTACATTTGGCAAAAAACAGCAATCAATGCATGGTGCAGATGATTACTCAACTGACCCGTTCACATTTGAAGAAAAGGCATCTATCATGTCTAAGATGTTTGGTGTACCAGCAAATCATATTGTCAATACACAACCATATAAACCAGATGTTTCATTAGTAGGCAGAGATAAGAGTAATACAGCAACCGTATTAGTATTCAGTGAAAAAGATGCTGGTCGTCTAAAGCCGGGCGGTGTTTTAGCGCCGATGCCAGATGATATGAACAATTTACAGACAGAAGATGAAAATCGTGTATATTATATCACAATGCCAATTGAGAATGGTGGTATGAGTGCTAGTGATTTTAGAGCAGTTATGAGCAGTGATGCAGAGTTTGAAGAAAAGAAAAAGACATTCACCGAATTCTTTGGTAAATTTGATCAACCGATTTTTGACTTTATTGAGGATAGGTTACGATAATGGCTGGTATTCCAAGTAGCAATAAACCAAAATTGGTATTGCGTGATGCAAATGCAGCGTGGGCAAAAAACCTATTCAGTACTGGTATTCTACAAGAATTATCAGATGTAAATGGTATTATATTTACGTACACGCCAGCAATGATGCAAGCAGCATTCTCTGCCAATTATGGTACGTATGATACAACACACAGTGTGTATCAGCAACAATATTATGTGAATACACCTAATCCTACAATTAGTATGCAAGCATATTTTGTGTCAAATACAATTAAAGAAGCAAAGTACAACATTGCATGTTTACACTTTTTAAAGACAATGACAAAAATGGATTATGGAAAAACATCAAACATGGCTGGAACTCCTCCGCCAGTGTTACATTTTAGTGCATATGGAGAATACAATTATAAGAATGTTCCTGTAGTAGTATCTGGTGTTGATTACACATTTGCTGATGATGTAGACTTGATAACAGTTGAAGTACCACTCGGAACGCAAAGAGTTGGCGCATCAGATACAACATCAGTATCAATACCAGCAAGTTTTGCAGTATCTATCACAATGGTAATGCAACAAAATCCAGCAAAGGTTAGTAGTAACTTCTCATTTGCTAATTATGCAAGTGGTAGTACATTAAAAAATGGAATGATATAATATGAAAATACAATATGATACAGACAGTGTGTATAAAAATACAAACATTGTAGACAATAAATATCTTGACATAATGGAACCAATTATCAGCGATGTAACAATATATGATTTATATTCATTGACTCTTGAATCAAAATACAACGAGCGACCAGATATGTTAGCATATGATTTATTTTCAAATGCTAACTTGTGGTGGATATTCGCAGAATTCAATCAAGACTTATTAAAAGATCCGATTATTGATTTCAAGTCTGGTTTAACTATACAAGTTCCAACCGATTTTATATAAGGTAAATTCATGTCTACAAGTAGAATAGATGTAACAGAAAACTGGTGTTCAACAGTTGATAGTCCAACATACAAACTTACATGGTACATTGTACATTCAGATGTATTTAATAACCCCAAACTATTAGATAATTTAGAACATCAACACCTTTCCATTAATAACGCAGTCAAAGGTAAGAAGGCAGTGATTATTGCTTCATCTGGAGAAACATCAGAATACTCAATAGAAAATTTAGTAATGCAGTCAATGATTTCTCCTGGCAGCAATTATGGAAATACAACAACTGGTGCATTTCAATTTGATATATATGAGCCAGGTGGATTTCAGTTATTAAATAAAATATTACAACTAAGTCATTCATTCGGATTTTCGACTATGCAAACTGCAACATATGTATTAAAAGTTGAATTCATTGGTAGAAATGCAAACACTTCTTCACCAGTAAGATTTCCCGGCATATTCTATTATCCAATGTTAATGGCATCAATCAATGCATCTGCAGGACCAGAAGGCTCGCAATATAACATAGTAGGTGCAAACCAACATAAGATAGCAGTAGCAGGCTCAAAAATTGTAACTGATATGAAGTTGTCTGGTATTACAAAAGTAAGATCATTGTTAACAACATTGGGAGATGAGTTGAATAAAAATGAGGAACGTATACGAAGCATTCAAATTACCGATGGTGTCATAAATCCAAAAAAATGGGTAATTGAAATGGATCCTAAATTCGAAAGTAAATATGCCGATGCTATTATGAAAGCAGCAAACTCAGATATTACAGGATCGGGTCACCCAAATGATGTTAAAAATGCTGTTACTGCACAGTATACCTTATTCAAAGGTACAAGTGTAGTGACATTTCTCACTGATATATTGACAAAGCAAGTGCCAAAGTTTTATAATCAATATAAACTTGATAAAGAAAACCAACGGGCAAATGATAGATCAACTAGGGCTATGCTAGATGGAACTTCATCGGGATCAACACCTAGTCTTGATATATTTGAAAATGAAGTAATAAAAGTAACACCAATGATAAAATATCAAACAGGTGTAAAGGACTTGTATACAAATTCAGATCAAGAAACAATTACATTGACTATTAGTTTGCATACAAACCATACTAATCCAGCGCCCGATGTAGCGAAACAGCAAATGCAGACGCTAAGTTCATCATATCAATCTAGGAGACTTGAGTTATTGCCTATCAATAAACAGTATGATTATTTATTTTCTGGAAATAATTCAGAGGTATTAGACTTCAATTTAAATTTTGATCAGATGTTTTATTTAACTCGTGATCCATCAGATGGTGCTGGATATGCAAAAATAAATAATGATCTAGGTCAAGGCCAAGTAGAGAAAGTGACGATACAGATACCTAGATATCTAAGTGAATTGTCAGTAAATAATGCATCGCCCATTACACAACTTGAAAATATTGCATACGACACGAAGACAGCAGAATCAACAGATCAAAAAAATAGTGATGAACCAAATTCAGTAATAGCAGCAGACCAACAGGCGTTAAACGCAGCGAGTCATGATTACATTATGTTTGATATTACTATTAAAGGTGATCCATATTGGTTAGGAACACCCGGATCGCATGTTAACTCAGGAAAATACAAGACGCTTATTGAAAATTTAGACGAAGATTCATTGATCGTATTCATTAATTATCTTCCAGACAATGGAAAGACTGATGGTGCACGCAAGCTTGATATTGCATCAAGTGGTGTATATAAAATATTAGAAGTAGAGAGTAAATTTCAATTAGGTAAGTTTACTCAATCGTTAAAAGGTATGCGTGATAGAAATTCGTCTACTGATTTAATTCAACAAAGATTAAAAAAAATAGGATCAAAGAATGGCAATTAACATTAAGACAGTACGGGACAAAAAATTCCCTGCCGGACAATATGTAGGCATTGTTACTGACAATACTGATAGTATATATACTGGTCGCGTATCAGTGCGATTTGGTGAATTCGGATCGTTATCAGACAGTGAAGTAGATCATATTTGTTTATTGTGTACTCCATACGGAGGCGTTACAAGTACAACAGCAGAATCGGTAACTGGTGACGAAAAAGAATATGGTAAAGATGGTACAAGTGAAAGTGGTACACCAAAAAGTTATGGTATGTGGCCCCAACCACCAACGATTGGAACATCTGTACTAGTAGCGTTTGTTGACTTGCTAGATCAAGGTATAATTGTAGGCTCGTTAATGTCTCGCAATCGAAACCATATGATGGGAGGACGTGCCAGCGCAGAATCACAAGATGGTACTATTCAGCCAGTTGGTGAAAAGAATCCAACCGATACAGACGATGAAATAAAGAAACCCGTTGACCCTATTGCAAAGTCATGGTTAAAAGAGCAAGGGCTACAAGATGATTACTCACGTGGTCATAGTTTGTCTAGTGCAAGACGAGAATCACCAAGTCACGTATTCGGATTAACTACATTGAATGGACATGTGTTCACAATGGATGATGGTGATCAGAATGGCGATAGCAAGAATGTTCGCTTGCGAACTAGAGGTGGTGCACAAATATTATTAGATGATACTAATAAATTTGTTTTTATTACAAATCATAATGGCAATGCTTGGATAGAAATGGACGAAGCAGGAAACATAGATGTATATAGTAAAAAAAGTGTAAATATACATTCAGAAGAAGATTTAAATTTTCATGCAGATGGTAACATCAACATGGAAGCAAAGAAGAATATTAATATGAAATCTGATATTATGAGTTTGGAAACAAAGAGTGACTATTATTTGAAAAGTGGCTCCGATGTAATAATACAAGCATTGAATGATATTCATAACAAATCAGGTAGTAATCATATAGAAACAGCACCTAAGATATACATGAATAGTTCAACTACTGCCGCAGCAGCACCAAAGCCCAAAGTAAACGAGTTAATTCAAAATGAAACAGTTAAAGAAAGTGTATCGGCTAGAGTACCAGAACATCATCCGTGGAAAGGGGCGAGTAAGATACAAGAAACAATTAAAACAGCGAAGGGAAAAACATAATGGTTATATTACCTAATACTATAACACCATCTACAGTGATAGATTTTTCTAGTTGGACAATTGACAATAGCGCAGTCGTTGTGACTGAACAAGAACTACGGGTGTTTGAAGCAAGTAGTGATATTATTAATTTTGCATTGAGACGATTTGAATGGAGATGTTACAAAACAGCCCTTGACAATCATACACAAATAGGTTACAATACTATCAACGATAAAATTAATGGTGTAGGTTTACTTGAAAGTGAAGCGTATAGTGAATGGCTAGAAGACTTTAAAACAACAGAACGAAAGTTTAAGCGCCTAATTTCAATTAAAACATTGAGTCAATCACAATATGATGCACTACTATGTCTATACTATTTCACTGGTGACTTCACCAAAGTTGGTACGACCGCGAGAACATTTGATTTAACCAAATGGATTATCGATAAGAAATGGGATTATATAGCATCTGCTCTAATTGAAAGTGGCTACAATAGATTGTTAACTCAACCAATTGCAACGATAATGATGTTAGGTGATTATGGCAGTCGAACAGAACGAGCATTATTGCGAGAACGAGGTCTACAGATATTACGCAAAGAATACCCTGCACTGACAGATAAAGTAGCTCGCCAGCAAGCAGAATATATTTACTACGCAGAAACAAAAAGATTTTTACCAAATTTAACTCAGGCACGGAAGCGTCAAATCGTTACTATCGCTAACAACCTATAACTTACGGAACAAGAACGGAAACATACAATGAATAACCGAGTCCTGCTATTGAATGCAGACGCCCAGCCATTGTCTATGCTACCACTGAGTACTATCAGTTGGCAGAATGCAGTGAAAGCACATTTCCAAAATAAAATAGTAATACTAGATAGTTATGATACTGTATTACATTCTGCTAATTTTGAAATGTTTATGCCGTCAGTTGTAATGTTAAATCGATATCATCGTTTACCAAAAGTGGCAAAGTTTACTCGAAAGAATTTATTCTTACGAGATCAGCACGAATGTCAATATTGCTCTAAGCAATTCACTAATGAAAAACTGACTATTGATCATGTAATTCCAAAATCTCTTGATGGTGGCACAGGTTGGACTAACTGTGTAGCATCATGTAAAAAGTGCAATGGTATGAAAGGCAGTAAATTAATGAGGCCTATTAGAGAACCTGTAAAGCCTACGTGGCATGCTCTTGCGTATTCATCAAAAACATTCGGTATCACAGTTCCACGTGTTGAATGGTTAGAGTATATAAACTGGCCAGAAGAGCATGTTAGAATAGCAGAAATCGAAATATATTAATAAAATTAGAATATACTAATAATATAACCGCCTCTTGGCGGTTTTTTTGTATCTATAATTATAGTGGTAGTTAATTTTTGCATAAATACTTGTATGAATAAAATAATCGGTTACACCACTATTGGTGAAAAAAATACAAGTAAGCAACTATCTAATCTGGATCTTGCTAAACAAGACTTGAGTAATCATTTCTTAATCCGCAAGGGAGAGAAATGGACGAACCCAGAGTTTGGTAGTAATTTACCATACTATGTATTTCAACCACTGGATGATATTACAGTTGATTTGATTCAACAGGAAGTATCTAATATTGTTAATTATGACCCACGTTTCAATTTAATAAGTGAAAACGTTAGGGTTGAAGAAAATAAACATACGGTGACAGTAAGAATTGAATTATTGTATATACCGACAACGACGGCAACTGAACTTGAATTAAAGTTTGACCGTGAATCAGGCGAGTTATAAATTATGACACAATCAGTAAGACAATCAAAGTTATTTGCAGCGGAAGATTTTACCGCAGTATATGATTCGTATATTAATGCGAATTTCCAAGCATATGATTATGCTACCATTCGTAGTACAATGATCGATTATGTACGAGAGAAATATCCAGAGAATTATAATGACTGGATTGAATCTAGTGAATTTGTAGCACTACTAGATTTGATTGCACAGTTCGGTCATAACTTAGCATTTCGTGCAGATTTAAATACACGTAACAACTTCTTGAGTACAGCACAGCGTCAAGATTCAGTATTCAAATTAGCAGAATTTTTAGGTTATCAACCAAGACGAAATGTAACCGCATTTGGTGAATTAAAAGTAGTTAGTGTAAAAACTAATGAAACTGTAATTGGTAGTGATGGTACTACGTTGGCTGGTAAGGAAATTAGATATGAAAGTACTTCTAATATTAATAATCTAGATGACTTTATTACAGTTATTAATGCTGCGTTTTCTAGTGGAAATCAATTTGGTACACCTAGAATTAATATCAAGATATCCGGACAGACAGTTGAATATTACAATTTGAACACATTGAATGATCAAATTAAGTTTTCAATACAAGGTATCGCTGCTGGCTCTAGTTCATCATTCGATGTTATTGGATTAGGTTATGATAGTCAATATAGTAGTATCGTTGAATCAATTCCGAATCCAACATCTGCATTTACAATGATATATAAGAATGATGGCAAGGGTGTAGGCAGTAACACATCTGGCTTCTTCTGTGGATTTAAGCAAGGATCATTGCAGTATAAAGATTTTATAATAGATAGTCCTATCAGCAATCTTTCACTTGACGTAGATGTGCCAAATATTAATAACTCAGATGTGTGGGTGCAATCAATAGATGGAAATGGTAATGTAATTTCTCAGTGGACGAAAGTCGATAGTGTATTTGGTCAAAATGAAATCTTTAACGATATCAAAGCAGGAACCAATGAAATATTTGCAGTGAAGACACGTGAAAATAATCAGATAAGTGTTATGTTCACTGATGAAAATTTCGGAACTATACCAAAGAATATTATACGTGTATGGTATCGAACAAGTGAGAATATATCTTACACATTGCGTCCAGATGATATATCAAATAAAACTATCAATATTAATTATAGTGGTGCAGATGGTAACACGTATACCATGATAGTTGGATTACAATTAAAATCACCAGTGGTTAATGCAAGTAGTTCAGAAACATTGGACACGATTAAAACAAACGCTCCTCGCAATTATGTAACACAAGATAGAATGATAACCGCAGATGATTATAATAATTATCTATTGAATCAAAGCGAGAATATTTTAAAAATAAAGAGTGTCAATAGAACGCACAGTGGACATAGTCGTTATGCTAAATTATACGATCCTACTGGTACATATTCTAATCTACATTTGTTTGGAACAGATGGAGTACTTACACGTGATAGTACAGCAACCAAAATAGAACATACTGATGATATTGTTGCTGAAAGTGTATTTGAAAATTATCTAAAACCAGCGATACAAAATCATGAGTTGTTAAACTTGTATTACTCTGGATTCAAAGGTGCATTTGAATTATTAAGAAGTAACATATCTTCTGTTACTCCTGCTGATGTCGTATTTAATTGGCAGACAAATGATAAAACCACTGGTTATTTTGTTGATTCCTCACTTGTGATAAAAGGCGTAGGCATATCTCAGACTCATTACTTAAAATATATAACGGTTGGTGCATTAGTTAAATTTACAGCAGTCGTTGACGAAGTCTTAACTGTATATTGGGCAAAAGTATCAAGTATATTTGCCAATGGTAGAGGCATAGATGATGCACAGGGTGAACCATCTGGATTAACAATAACTGGAATTGGAGCAATTGCATTTGATATTGAAATACCAAACAATGCTTCATTGGATATGATATACCCAGCATTTGCAAAACAGTTCACAACATCAGAAAAAACTAATATTTTGTCAGCACTTACTAATGGACAATCATTTTATTTGAAATATTCCTACAATGCTGCTAATTTTTCTACTCCGAGACAAGCGGGTTGGCAAGTAATTTCACCAGTTCCAGCAGTAGAACCAACAAGTCCGTTTGATTTTTTAATTAAAGTTACGCCTACCATCATAGGTTCTGGTGTAATAAATAATAGTTATGATATTACCACCCGCATATCTAGATATGAAATATCAACTAACCAAATTGAATTTACAAATTTAACAAATGAATATAATATTAATGAATTCACTAAAAAGCGAAATCGTGACATCATTGAACTATATGATACTGTTACTGAGAAATTTATTAGATTTTATGTATGGGGATATAATATAGATTCAAATGGCTTATACCAATCAAATAAAGTTATCGTTGCGTTGGTAGATAGTTCAATTGATTCACGCGCAGATAATCCAGATGCGTATTTTAATATTGCAGGAACTAGGTTAACAACACCATCACTGAGATTTGAGTGGACTCATATACCAGCCGAAAATGAAATTATAGATCCTAGTTTGTCAAACATTATTGATATATTTACATTGACACGAGATTACAATAATACATTTAAGACTTGGTTATCAGAATCACGTGTATTATCGACTAAGCCCAGTCCACCAACTATAGACGAATTAAACAGACAATTCAATCAATCTAGTGTGGTTGATAAAAAGAAAGCAATGAGTGATACTATTATCTATCGCCCAGTTAAGTACAAAGTATTATTTGGTTCTGCGGCAGATCCCGAGATGAGATCACGATTTAATGTAATCAAAGTTCCAGGCAACAATTTAACAGATACCGACATAAAGACAAAGGTTATTGCAGCAATCAATGACTTCTTCGATATTGGTCTTTGGGATTTTGGAGAAACATTCTATTTCACTGAATTAGCAGCATATGTACATAACGAATTGATGGGTGTTATAAGTTCATTCGTAATAGTACCAGAGAGTTCTACCAGTGTATTTGGTTCATTATTTCAAATAACACCATTGACAGATGAGTTGTTTATACCAGATGCAACTGTTAAAGATATCGATATAGTAACTAGTATTACAAAAGCAAACATTAAGGCAAATTAAGGTAACATATGGAAAATTATAAATCTACAAAGCAACAAAAGGCAGATCCTACGAAGCGATCTGGTGATTACCCTATAAATGAAATCAAATCTGTAAATAAGTTACCTACTCCATTCAAAACAGATGTTAACAAGAAATGGTTAGATGCTACATTTGATCAGATGATATCAAAAGGTGACATGGAAAATGTCGATGCATTTGTAGGAGATATATCTGGTAAAACATTAACTAGATACAATGATACTTACTTAAACACAAACAGCGCAGTACCTCAATTAGAGCCAGGTATTATAACGACTGACGAATTGAAAAATGTTACACATACAATTTCAGTTGATGATATTGCAAATAGTGTTGCAATGAACTTTGACGAATATGGGTATAATGCTGCATATAATTCTAATGCATATGTATATTCACCACCTATTAATGTAGACATGTTTGTAAATTTTGTTTCTTACTATTGGGCATCCGATCTACCAGTATATAACTCAACCTTTCTAGTTGCTGGTGATACTAATCCGATAACAACCATTACTGGTTCGTCATTAGGTACAATTACAGACAGTGTCAATTCGGTAGAGTTGTTCAATGGATTGAAAATAAAATTCATCGGTTATGATGCAGCCATCGCAGATAACACATACTTGGTGACAGGTGTTGGTACTAGTATTAGTTTTAAATTACTAACAGATGCATCTGGACGAAAGTTTTTCACTGATACCACACCTTATAGTTTTTCTATAGAGTCAGTTGCACAACCACATACTATTAAAGATTATATTGTAATTGATGCATCTGATAATATTTCAAGTTCTTGGTCACGTGCCAACCATTGGATACACAAAGACAGCGTGTTATATTTACAAACACTAGATACTTCGCTTGTTACATCTACTGTTATTACAAACGAAAATAGAGCAAAGCGTCCAATTATACAATTCGATTCATTAATGCATATGACCGATCACGGATATGCAAATTATTCATCTGACAGCGTGTTTAAAGGACAAGTGGATTATGTACTATCATCACTAGTTGCTACTGGAATCCCCAGTGGTTCACGTATTGCAACAGGAAATGGCATTTACATCAAAGTAGCATCTGATACATTGACAGAATCAGAGCGCACAGATACATTTACAACCGGAGATACATTCGTTGTATTAAATGATTCATTGTCTGGAACGGGTGCATACGCAAAGAGAGATATGTATTACGATGGTTTAATCAAGATAGCACAGAATAAAACATTACCAAACTCAGCACCATTGTTTAAATTACGTGATAACCAAGGTACATTATTGAGCAGTTTTAGTACAAGCACGTTTGTTGGCAGTAAGATTTTTTCATACAAAGTAGGAATCGGAACAGATGACAGTGAATTAAATTTTGCATTATCATATAAAGATACTGCAACTGGCGCAAACATTGTATTCGAGAATAATCTGTTCACAGAGCGTTATAGTTACGCAAGAGATTTTGGTCATCATGGGGTTGAAATCCCTGGATATTATTTCTTTGTTAAAGGAATTAATAACGTAAGTACATATATACCAAGTGCGTATTCATTAGGTGCTAAAGATAGTGTTCAACTGTTTGCAGATTCTACCGACATTACTATTCCAGTAGGGTATTCTGATTGGAGAGTTGATAAAGAGTTCTTGGTATTTGAACGAGATGGAAATATAACAACCACTGAAATTTTATCTGAGGGTGTATATAATAGAAGTAGAGAGAATCAGCCACAATTAATATTAGGCAAAGATGCATCATATGTATTTCATGATATCACATCAGCAAATGATTTAACATTCTACAACGCTGATGGTAGTGTACACACACCTACGTCAGTTGTTGGTGACAAAATTACAATAACATTACCAGATACAATATCATTTGTACTTGAATTCGGATCATTATCTGGTCCAGCAACCAATAGAGGTCGGATTGTAACAAACCTATCACAGGATGAGTTTTTTCATACAGTATATGTTGATGGTAAAAAATTACCAATATCCGAATACACTATAAATGCAAACAGTATAGTTATATCAGATATTGAAAATTCAGCACAAGAAGATAATATATCTACAATAGATGTGGAATATTATCGTAACAATACAGTTATTGGTAATGCAGAAAATATACAGATACCTGATGTGCATAGACACAATGCAAATAACGAATTTATAAAAGAATTCACAATACAAGAAACGTTACCTCATTGGTTAAGTATTATTGAAAGCACACCTGGATTCGTAGGAGATGCATTCGGTGATAATAATTACCACAAGAGCATTATCGTTAACTCATATGCTGGTGAAATATTCATGCATGATGACATTAGTACTATGCATGATTTGTGTTATGGTGTTGATGAAATGAACATCGCAGCAGCATTATCCGAGCAAGGAAAAGATTGGTGGTCATTCAAGCAATTAGTCATGGCTCAAACAAAACGTCTATATAAAACAAAATCATATAGTGATGTTCGTACACTTACATTAGATGTTATAGAAGCGATTACACAATCTCGCAAAGGGACAAACGTACATAAACAATCAAATATGTTATATTCGAAAAAGTCACAGTATGTCGAAGTAGCGTATTTTGCTGGTACTACTGAATATCATTTAGACATAACAATTAACAATGATGATTTTAGAAAAGATCACATGTACTTGTACATTACCGATAACAGAGATAGCGACGATATAGCAGTCACACGCTTATTAACATTAGGAAAAGATTATACATTAAATGGAAGTAAGATACAATTGATTACTATTCCAGTGGCATTTACAGATAGTAAAATGGTTAGTGTCAGAGCATATTATTATGAAATGGATAGTGACAGTAATGTACCAGCGAGTATGACCAAACTTGGGTTGTCACATACATATGTACCTCAAGTTGTCTCTAATGAATTAATAGGACATGACGGAAGTGTATATACACTAAATGCAAACGCGGACTTAGAAAAAGTTAATGACGTTAATTTTGATCCAGTAGCAGCAGTATTATATGATATAGAGACACGTGTGTACAATGGAATACGTAAACAAGATTCACATTACGCTAATAGTTTCATTAAATATTTACCATCACAACATCGTGGTACTTGGTATACATTAAATAAAATAGACAATTATGTAGACAAATATTTTAAAGATTGGTACACAAAGTCAACACATACTACATTAAATCCAGCAAATTATTTTGATGCAAACGACTCAACTACTTGGAATTATTCATCTATTTCAATAGCAGAAGGTCATTTGAAATCCAATCTGCCGGGTCATTGGAAAGGTGCATACAGTGTACTATTTGGAACACCAACACCTCATATCACACCTTGGCATATGCTTGGGTACACTGATAAGCCCTCATGGTGGGATAATCACTATAGTTGGTTAGCCGGCGTAAAGAGAACTGCGATGTTAAATGCATTCGCTACTGGATTAGTAAGCGAGCCAGGATCACCAATAAAACAAGATTTATATTACGCAAGGTATTATTGGGACTTCGCAACTAAGAGTCCAGTTACTGATATTGGTACATTAGAAGATCGTCATACTGTATTAGGTACGCCTGCATCAGTTGACAGTTCACAAGCATTTGTATTTGGTGACTGGAGTCCAGTTGAGTTTGAGTGGCGCAATAGTTCATTGGGTCATTCAGCAATGGTAGACGCAGTCGTTAAATTAAATCCAACTAAAGCATGGACTGATTTCTTTCAGACAAGCATGTACGAATCATTTACAAATATAACTGGAATGACGATAAACCGATTCACAAAAGATATTATCAACACTGATATGGTTTACGATAATACATCTGAGATATCAAATGCATATGTAGATTCAATAACCGTTACATCAAGTGAGGTGGGCTTCCCATCTGATATTGAAATATATATTAGTGGCGATGATTCTACATATGAAGCAACTGCTACATTGGATTTAGATTCAACAGGTAAAATAATTGGTGTTACATTGACATCACGTGGCAGTAAGTACACAACTACACCAACCATTGAATTACGTTCAGCGACCATTTCACGCACAAATCTTCCAGTGGCAAAATTCATTGTTAATATAAACCGCAACGGACTACAGTATCGACCAGGAATCAATCATGCCCAGACAACATATACTCAGAGAAATTTCTTAACAGAAAATATTATTCGTAATTATACTCTTAGCGACACAAGATTGGTACAGCAATTAGGCGGATTTACTGCATCTCATTTAATGAAAGTTGAATCTGATTCTGGTTCTAATGGAAAGTTTTCATTGAACCAAATAGATGCCCCTTTGATAATGTATACTAGTTCACCATCAGATGTTCATGTTGCGTGTAATATTACTGTTACAAAAAATGCAACTAGTTTCACAGTAGATGGAATTAGTAACCACAAGCAACAATTTAAATTCCTTGAACCACTCAAGTTAAATGTCAATGATCATATAAATCTTAATTTGAATGATTCTGTGACTATCAAGAAATACAAAGCGTTTTCAAATGCAGTATCTATTGCGGAATATGAATCTCAGTTTTCTCGTGTACAAGATGTATATAATTTCATACGTGGAAACTATGCATACTTAGATAGCGTTGGTTATCAATTCGGAACAACTGGTGATGCAAAAGCATATAGTTTTGCACAATGGGCAATAACAGCAAATGTCAAAGATACATTTGTTATCCCACTTGATAGAAAAATATCTTTTGCCAATACAGCACATGTTGTGTTAGAATATAACACATTGCCAGGAAAGTTAAATTCAATATCAGATGAGAGTCGTAGCACAATTGAAGTATCTAATTTACTTATAAATCGTGATACCAATTCATTAACAGTTGAAACAAAGATTGGTGTCAATTCTATGGCTAGTATTGGTACTGCAATGGTAACACATGAGCATGCTCTTTTGTTAAATAATTCAACACAATTCAATGAGATTGTGTTTGATGATGTAACTAATATTAGACAACAGAGATTAAAATTGATTGGACAACGCACTCGTAACTGGACAGGTGCAAAGCAAGCACCCGGATTCTTGGTTAGAGAAAATACAATAATTCAGAACTTCGATTCAACTGTTGAGGAAATTTCTAATCTATATGACTTTAACGTAGAAAAATTTAATAAGCAAATTACCAAAGCAGAAAATTTAATGCTTAACAGTGTTAGTAGAGATTGGATTACTAAGTTAAATTTATCAGATACCGCAATCAGTAAATTCTTCCAAGGAGTTATTAAGTCAAAAGGTACAAAGTCTGTAATACAGCGCGTAGGTCGTAGTAAAATTATAAATGATGGTAATAGTACCATTGGCATAGATGAAGAATTCATGTTCAGACAGAGTAATTTTGGTGATACTTTAATAAACAAATCAACTGAAATTGAGATTACTCCATCTGATGTTACAGTGAATCCATCTGTTATTGATTTTAGTAGTCCTGATATTGTGTTTGTCAATAAAGAAAATTCACAAGTATTTGAATCACTATCTTATGAACAGAATAAAACTACATTGCTTACAGCAGGAGATTTACTTGATACCGAAGCAGACAATGTTATATTTAATATAGATCAGTTGGAAACTTTATTCGATGAAACAAGTGGTTATGCCAACATAGACACATGGAGTAATACATCGTCATACAGGTTTGGCGACAATGTAAGACTCAACGGAAAACTACAGAGTTGTAATGTAGACTACATTGGATTCAACACAACGCCTTCAGACTTAGTATTTTTGGGCACGGCAACAGATCCGACATTCCCACATCGTAATGTAACAGACGATCCAACTACACCATCGGCTTCTATTGACGGAGTTGATATTTGGTTTGATAAGCAACAGTTTGTTTATGATTCTATAATTGTCGAAAGTGTAGCAAGTCCATCGGTGATATCACCAAATAATATTATAGTTGATGGTAACTCAATTGATCTAGTAAGTAATTTGCTTGTCACCGTAGTCGATACAACTGCAAATCATAGTGGAAACCCCTATGTAGTAACACCACCAGGACTTCACCCAACAAACACATTGTCGGCTGATGTTACTGGCATGACTTTAAATATAAATTCTACTGTAGTCAATTTAGAAACCTATGGTAGTACACCAGTTGTAACATTAACGCCCAGCACAAACATAAGTGAGACATTTGGTGCTGCGACACCTGTGGTGAGTGTAACGCTAACGAGTGACATGACATCTCATCAAGTAGGTACTATTGATGTTGTGTCGGGTGGAACCACTCCAATATATACACTTACTACATCTGATTATACATATGATCCTATCACCAAAGTAATTACATTTGATGCGTCTATTGTAGACGGACAAGATAACAATGGTGCTGTAGATATAACAGTTAATCTATTGGGATTCTCATCAGTTGTAACAATGAACAAAGAACAACTAAAAACTGCGATTAGTTCAGTGACAAATGTAACTGGTGTCAACAACGAGCAAGACGCTACAAGAATAGCAGTGGTATTTGATGCAAATGGTGACACTAATGCAACATTGACTATTGCGTACACAG